CTACGGTACTCCGGGCGTATTCCGCATACAGGGCGCACATCTCCGTCATGGCCTTGTCGAGTGCGCGGGCGTCGGACGTGCTCAGACGATCGAGTTCGGCCATGCGGCGTTTGATGGCTTGGCGGCGGCTTTCGATGGCGGCAATATCCACGGCTACCCTCTGCGGATCAGGATGTTGTGGACCAGTAAAGCATCTCCCGGGGCCACGGGTGCGGAGTCCACGACGCTCCATGTTTCGCCGTCCATGATGATTTGGTCGGGGACGGCGGGCACGGGAAGGCCGGAGGCTGCGGCGAGGATGATGCAGTCCCCAAGCTGTACGGGCAGCTCCGGGTTTTCTTCGATTTTGGCGTTCTTGCGTATGCCCTTGAACGGGGTATCCTTGATCGAAGGCTCATAACGCATGGTCTGATCGTTGTAGACCTGTCCATCCTTCTTCTGACGGTAGATCATCCGTTTGCCGAACTTGTTGATCAACTGACGTGCGGTCCTGCCCACGCTGGCGTACAGGGATGCGCTCATCCTCTTCCCACCTCCATGATGCCCCCGCCCTTGCCTGTGTTGACTGTGCCGAGCCCGGCGAGCAGGCCGGACAGCGAGGGGAATACTGTTTCCGCCGGGGCCGTGCCGTTGTAGGCGATGCTGATTACGTCCACGCTCAGGCTGGCGATGTCCCCGCCCCGGTCGAGCGGGGAGAGGTAGTCCTGTTCGACGAAGAAGCCCGCCAGCTCACAACACGCTTCAACCACTTCCGCAGGGACTTCATCCGAAGGGACAGGCCCGTCCTGCGTCGCTACGCCGGTTCTGGGCCACGCTATGCGCTGTTTACGGGTCGTTTTGCAGCCTTCCCAGCGTACCTTGCGGTTCAGCCAGTCCGTAGCCCGAATCAGCGCGGCTTCCTTCTTGTCGCCCGCCAACGAATCCGCCCACGCTTCGGTAAGACGGGCCGCATGATAGGCATCTGCATCAGCAAGGCTGGCAAAGCTGTTCGCCCCTGCGGGCATGGTTCCGTCTTCGACAATGAGGGGCATAGCTACTTTTTACTCCACGGCGCAGAGGCAAATCTTTCGGCATACAGTGAGCATTGAATCTCGGCTGGCCCACCGCCCCTAACCCTCAAAATGAAATCGGAGTCACCCAGAAAGGGAATGCTTTCCCCGTTGATGAGAAGCTTCTTTACGGGTTGCGGGATTCCGCTTTTGGATTGGCCTACGTATATCTCCACCACTCCGGGCTCGACTGCATGTTGTCCATTTTCCATTTTATCCCTCTCTTCCGTTCTTGGTTCCGGGCAGGGGCCGGAGGATTCCCCTGCCCGGTCAAAGCGCAGGATGAGGGCTACTTGCCCCTGCGCTTCTTTTTCTTGGTTCCACAAGCCATAACGGTTCTCTCTGTGGCGAGATGGTTACGCCTGCGGCTGGACGGTTCCGTCTGCGGCGGAGGCGTTGCCGGAAGCGAGGACATGGGCCAGCACGTCGGCCTTGGCGGTGAGTGTTGCGGGGATAGCTATGCCGTGCGCCTTGGCATGGTCACGCAGCTCCGCCAGCGTCATCTGATCAAGAGGCCTGCTTGAGTCCGGCTCCGGCGTGGCGACCGTGACTTCCGAGTTCCAGATCTGGTGCTTCGACGGATCAAAATCGGCCTCGTTGATGACGATGAACCCGCTCACCGTTTCCGTACTCGTGATCCTCACTGATGTGCATGGAGCCTCCTACCCGGCGATGCGGCAGCCGAGTTCCCGGCGTACCACGTCCGCGCCGTACAGGATGTCATAGCTGAACCGGGTGCGCTTGTGCTCGCGGGAGACTTCCAGGCGGAGCGACAGGCCGGAAACCGGGTCCACGGCGGACTGGATGAGGTTGCCGAGGCCGTTGGCGGAATCCATCAGCGGGCGGGTGGCGAAGGCGATGGCGTCGCGGTGGAAGGCGAGGTTCATCACATGGGAACCGGATACCGTGACGGCTTCCGAGCCCGTGGTGGCCCTGGCGAGGCCGGGGTAGATTTTCACGGCGGTGTTGCCCACGGCGAGCGAGACGGCTTCCGTAACCACATAAGTCTGGCCGTCGCCCGCAATGGTCAGGATGTCGCCTTCCTTGAGGCCGGCGGCGTTGGTGGCCTTGGCGAGGCTTACCACCTGCGCTCCGGCCTCGTTCGCTCCGTTCACGGTGAGCGCGCCTTCCGTCATGACGCTGGCCTCAAAGGTGGGCACCTGCTGATCCATCGCCCAGTCGAAGCCGTACTTGCGCCCGATGGTCCCGTCGATGATGGGCCGCGCGTCGCCGGACTTGCTCACGTCCGCGAACCCGGACAGGCCGAGCGCGGCTGCTTCGGCATCGGGATCCAGCACGATGCGGCGGTCGTTGACCGGGGCAAGCTGGCGGTTCAGCACCTTGCGGGCGTTGGTGGCGTCGACCACGGTGGAGAAGGGCGTGGTGCCGGGCGTGCCGACGATGCCGTAGAACTTGCGCCCCAAGCCGAGCAGGGTGGCGTTCACGTCGTTGGCAATGGCCTTGACCGCTTCGCTGGCCTGCATGGGGATAACGCCGCGATTGGCCTCCATCAGGTCTTTGTCGGTCAGGTAGAAAGGCGCTTCCATCCAGCGGTCGAGCTTGATGGTGGCGGACACGGGGCTGATGTCGCCCGTGTCCTGCGAAGTGGCCCCCGGCGTGACCGCCTGCGCCTTGATCGCGGAAGGGATGGGCACGTCGATGCTGGCCCCCTGCTGTGCGGCAAGGTTGCTGTAGTCCGAATTCACGAGGCGGGGCATAACGCAGGTGCCGCGCAGGGCGAGCAGGCCCTGTGCGAGCAGCTTGTCGACGACTTTGGACAGATCGTTCATGGGAAATCCTCTTGGTGCGTGCGGCTACTGGGCCGCGACGGTTACTTCGCCCTTGGCGATGGCTTCAAGGTTGGCCCCGAAGGCACTCATGTCGCCCTTGGGGATGACTTTTGCGCCGGGGACATACGCGGAATTGGGATGGCTACCTGAGCCGCCGTCCGGGGCCTTCAGGATGCGGTCCTTCATGGGGTATTTGTCGATGATGGCCTCAAGCGCCTCTTCGGGCGTGGCGAGGGTGCCGGGATCGGATCGGCTGAAAATGGGCTGGCCGTTCATGGTGGCGACCACGCGCAGCTCGCCGTTTTCCTCTTTCACCTCGAAATGCCTGCCGAACGAGGCGTAGGCCACGTCGGAGGGAAGCACGGTCTTGTCCTTCAGGAAGGCGCTGGAATCGAAGATGCCCTTGACCAGCAGGGTGCGGATGGAGGCTTCCTTGGCGGCGAACTTGTCGGCGGAATCTTTCTTGGAGTCGACGAGGGCCTTTTCGAGATCGGAAATCTTCCCGTCATAGGACTTCTTGATTTCCATCTTGAGGTCATCGACCTTTCCCGCGTCGATGAGCTTCCCGGCGTCAAGGTTGGCGACGGTTTCCAAGGCTGTTTTGGCCTTTTCGGGGTCAATGCCGTCAAACGCCTTGAGCTGGCTGGTCAGGGCGTCGATGTCCTTACGCCGCCCGGCGGATTCCGCGTTGACGGCGGAAATTTTGTTCACGAGGTCGGGGACGTTATACGCAATCTCCGCACCGTCTTCGGCAACCCACACGGGGAAGCCGTCCTTCACCACCACATGGCCGTTTTCGTCGAGCTTGAGTTTCATGGTATCCTTCTCGGTTCGGGTTGGGGCTTCACGCCGGGGTATTCCTTGGCATCACGCCACGATAGGCGGGCAGGCCCGCATCATTGGGCATGAGTATAGACCCGCAGCCGGGATGTGCCGCAAGGGGTTGTTGGAAGGTTTCTTACGTGGAGGGAAAGAATTGACAGGAAGGATGGAGACAGTATATATTCTGTTTATCGTAATACGAAGGACGTTGTATGATTGCCAGCTTTAAGGACAAAGAAACACAGCATCTTTTCGAAACAGGCGAACATCGTAAGCTAGGTGATGCGGTACGTTCGGCGGTACGGAAATTGAGGATTCTACATGCGACAACCAAGCTGGAATCTTTGCGAATACCCGCCGGGAACAGGCTTGAAGCCCTGCGCGGAGATCGAGCGGGGCAGTTCAGTATCCGCGTCAATGACCGCTGGCGTATCTGCTTCACATGGGAAGACGGAAACGCATATGATGTCGAAGTAGTAGATTATCATTAGGAGGAAATATGCTTGCTATCCATCCCGGAGAAATTCTCCGCGAAGAATACATGGCCCCGCTCGGCTTGAGCGCGAATGCCCTTGCCATCGCCCTTGGCATCCCCGCCACACGGATTCATGAAATCCTGCACGAAAAGCGCGGCGTCAGCACGGATACCGCCATGCGTCTGGCCCGGTATTTCGGGACTGACATGGAGATGTGGATCAACTTGCAGGCCCAGTATGAAGCCTGCCTTCTGGAAAGGGAAAAGGGGCAGGAGTTCATGCGGATCATCCCGCATCGGGCTGTACAGGCTTCCCTTCAGTAGCTATGGAAAAGTGTACCTATCGCGTCATTTGGTCGGAAGAGGATCAGGAGTTTGTGGGGCTGTGCGCCGAGTTTCCCAGCTTGTCATGGCTGGAAGAGGAACAGGACGCGGCCTTGCATGGAATCGTCCGGCTTGTCTCGGATA